TGCATCGTCCGCAACTGGGGACGCAAGTGCTGCAGTTTGTACAGGGATCTATTCAAAAGCAATGGCAGGAAAATATAGCGTTGTTGCTCTCGCGTTCTATAACGATGCAGAAAAGAGATATGAGATGCGTTGTGCTGAGACTGGTTGCGGTGATGGATTAGATGGAAAGCTAAAAGCTAATACTTGGTATTGCCTTGATAATAACGGTGATTTCGCTGAAATGGAGGAGAAGAAACGATGAATATTGAAATCAAAAATTTTCGCGGCATTTCCCGCGCTGCCTTTGCGCTGTCGCGTGTGGTACTGATCGGCGGCAACAATGCGTCCGGCAAGTCATCTATAGCCGAAGGAACAGCAGCAGCACTGACGGGTAATGCGCTGCCGGTGCGCGGTGTTAAAAAGTCTGAGGCTGGCTGCATGGTTCATGCTGGCACGGCTGGCGGGTCCGTTACGCTCGAAACCGATAACGGAAAAACAGAAATAGCCTGGCCAAAAGCGCAAGTAAAAACGACCGGTGAACCGCCTATGGCGACCGAGTACGCCGCCGGGTTGTCGTGCGTTTTGGCTCTAGACACGAAAACCAGGGCTCAGGAGCTTTCGCAATACCTGCAAGCGGAACCAACGCGGGAAGATTTCGACAAGGCGTTAAAGCCGTTGAAGCTTCAAGCAAAGCACCTAGACGGTCTGTGGGAAACAATCACTGTGCAGGGCTGGGACGGTGCAGCAAAACAGGCCAAAGAAAAGGGGGCCATGCTGAAGGGCGGCTGGGAACAGATCACCGGCGACCGTTACGGCAGCAAGAAGGCAGACAACTACATCCCTGACGGGTGGGGGCCTGACCTTGAGGGTCTGAGCGCTGAAAGTCTTGAAGCTGATCTGGCAGACGCACGCGGTGTGCTTGAGGGCTGCATTGCATCCGAAGCTGTTGACGATGCGCGCTGTGAAGATCTTGAACGACAGGTCGCTGGGATTGTTGGCCTGAAAGAGCAAATCGGAATTTTGGAAGAAGAATTAAAGCAGGAGGCAGACAGTCACGCGGCCATGTATGGCGAGGCTGAGAAGTTGCCGAGGCCAATTCCTGAGCCTGTCTCGTGTCCGCATTGCGGCGGTGCGTTGACGGTATTGAATGCCGGGAAGGTTAAAGAAGCCGAACCGGTTAACGTTGCCGAAAATAAAAAACGCCAAGACGCCATAGAAGCCGCCCGCGGTGACCTTAACGACGCTGCCGACTTGGTAACGTCAATTGAGGGGAAGTTAAACGACTCGAAAGCAGAGTTGAAAGCAGCAGAGAAGGCAGCCAAAGAGCTTGACGAAATTAACAACCGGCCCGAGGCAGTCGGAGATATTGACGCCGCCCGCACGGCAGTTCAACAGGCAGAAACGCGGCTAAGAGTCTGGAAACAGAAAACGCAGGCCGATAGCAAGCACGCGGCGATCCTGAAAAATGCCGAAATCTTAACCCACCTTGAACCGGGCGGCATCCGTCGCCAGAAATTAGCCGAAGCCCTGGGAGCGGTTAACGCCAAGCTTGCCGAGCTGTCGAAAGTCTCAGGCTTTGGCCTGGCTGAAATCGACGGGGAAATGGACGCCAGCCTGAACGGTACGCCTTACGGTCTGCTTTGCAAGTCTGAGCGCTGGCGCGTTCGCGTGCTACTGCAAATGTGGATGGCCGGTGAAGACAACAGCGCGGCGGTGATTATCGACGGGGCGGACATTATCGTTGATCGGCCATTAAGGAATGGACTTTTCAAGCTGATCAAGCACGCCGGACTTCCTGCACTGGTCACTATGGCTTTGCCTGATCGGGACCAACTGCCTGACCTGAAAGCGGCCAAGCGTGGGGCGAGTTTCTGGATTGAAAATAGCGAATTGCAGGAGGTCGGAGCGTGAAAGCCTTGTCGGTGCAGCAGCCATGGGCATGGCTCATAGTGAACGGATGGAAGAACGTAGAGAACCGGACATGGAAAACAAATGTGCGCGGAGAAATCGCAATACATGCCGGTAAAACATTTGACCATGCCGGGTATGAATGGGTTGAAGAGGCATTCCCAGAAATCTGGATGCCAAGTCCAGAAGAATTTGAAAAGGGTGGAATTGTCGGAACCGTCAAAATTCACGATTGCGTAGAGGAAATGACGTCGCCTTGGTTCTTTGGCCCGTATGGTTTTGTCTTGGTAGGTGGGCTGCATAAAGATTTTAAGCCATGTCGTGGCCAACTTGGATTTTTTAACGTCGACTACTAATAGGAGCTGTAAAAATGGCAAACACCGAAATGCGAAACCTCATGGTCATTCTGACCGAGGACGAAGTTAAAGAATATTCCAAAAACTTGGCCGAAGAAACGCAAGCTGTTAACGGGCTTGAAAACGAAAAGAAAAGCGTAACGGCTGAATACACCAGCAAAATAACGCGCCATAAAACGAACATTAGCGACCTGGCCCGCAAGATCGAAACCGGCGAGGAAATGCGCGAGATTCGCTGCCGCTGGGACTATCTGTGGGAGGACGGCGTTAAAATCCTGATTCGAACTGATAGCGGTAAGCAGATCGACAAGCAGGAAATCAGAGACTATGAGCGGCAGGCTGAGTTGTCGGTTGTCGATGATGATCAGGAAGCCGACGACCAGAAAGCGAACAACACCGAAACGCCAGAGGAAATATTCTAAAGCGTGGCTGAACGCATGAGGCAAAAAGACGTCCCGCCGGAGTTCTGCAGGGCTCACTGTCTGGCATGGCGGTTTGACCGCTGCAACCAGCAAGAGGCAGGTCCCGGCGGGTGTTTGTGGACTTTTGAGAAAATGCAAAAAGCGAAAAGAGGCGAAGCGACATGATTGTAGGTGGAGTTAATGCAAGCACAGACCTTGTCCGCGCGGAGGTGGTCAGATGAATATAACCCTGCGCGACTACCAGGACCGCGACGTTAAAGCGTTGCGGCACAAATACGCGGCTAAACTTAAAGCACCACTTTATGTTCTTTCTACAGGTGGCGGTAAAACAGTCATTTTCTGTTTTATTGCTGACCAGGCAGCAAAGCGCGGAAATCGTGTGCTTGTGCTGGTTCACCGGCAGGAGTTATTGAACCAGACAAGCGGGTCGCTTGATGGCCTTGGCGTTGATCATGGCCTGATTGCACCAAACAGACACCAAACCTATGACCTGGTTCAGGTGGCCAGTGTGCAAACGCTTGTGCGCCGGCTTGGAAAAATGACCTGGAAACCGGACTTGATCATTGTTGATGAAGCCCACCATGCCGCCGCCGGTAGCTGGAACAAAATTATTGATCATTTCGCGGGGGTTCCGTTGTTGGGCGTAACCGCAACCCCGCACCGCCTGGACGGTAAAGGTCTTGGAACTGAGGCGGGCGGGCATTTCGACTGTATGGTCGAAGGGCCGAGTATTCTGGAACTGATCGAGCGCGGGTACCTATGCCGCCCGCGTGTGTATGCGCCGCCGACTGACTTGATACTTGATAATGTTAAAAACCGCATGGGTGACTATGCGCGGAACGATTTGGAAAAAGCCGTCGATAAGCCAAAAATAACCGGATCGGCGGTTGAGCATTACAAGCGGATTTGCCCCGGCAAGCCCGCCATTGCTTTCTGTGTCAGCGTGGCCCATGCCGAACACGTCGCAGAGGAATTCAAAGCGGCAGGATTTAAGGCGGCATCTATTGACGGAAGAATGGACGACAACACGCGCAAGGGGCTGATTAATGCGCTGGCGCGGGGCGGTGTTGATGTTTTGACAAGCTGCGAGATTATCAGCGAGGGCACAGACATTCCTGTGGTTACCGCGGCTATCCTTCTGCGGCCCACACAATCGCTGACTCTGTACTTGCAGCAGGTCGGGCGCGCCTTGCGTCCGGTCTATCCGGTCGGGGCTGATTTGTCAGACGACGCCGGACGGCTCGACGCTATTGCACGATCGGTCAAGACGGAGGCTGTTATCCTTGATCATGTCGGAAACTGCCTGCGGCATGGTTTGCCGGACGAGGTCAGGCAGTGGCACCTTGACGGCGACCCCGAGCAAGGAAATCGTGGCGGGAAAAAGAAAGAGGAACAAGGCGCGCGGATCATGACTTGCCCGCAGTGTTTCGGAGTCCACCCCCCGATGCCGCGTTGTCCGCAGTGTGGCCATGCTTACAAGCCTGACGAAGTTTTGCCGGACGTCGCAGACGGAGAATTACAGGAAGTTGACCCGGCAGAGCTTGCGGCGATCAAAGCGGACCGACGCAAGCGGCAGGGGCAGGCAAAGACGCTGCAAGAGCTTGAAGAGTACGGAAAACAGATGGGCTATAAACCGGGCTGGGCAAAGCATGTTTATAACAGCAGGCGCAAGCGTTCAGGTGCTCCAGCGTTGAGTCGCGTCTAGCGGTTAACATTTTGTTAAAAGGAGAAGCTAAAACGATGAACGAAAAGCAACTACAAACAGAGATCCACAAGGAGCTTGGCAGCCGTTCTGATGTCAGGGTTTTTAGAAATAATGTTGGCACGGCTTTTATGGGCAAGGCGGTAACGATTCAGCGGCCTGTATCAGTCAAGCTGTTGCCTGGGGATGTTGTTATCAGAAATGCCCGCCGGGTCAAATTTGGCTTACATGAGGGCAGCTCTGACCTGATCGGCTGGCGCCGGGTGTTGATCACCCCGGCAATGGTAGGTCATTGGATTGCGCAATTTTTGAGCGTTGAAATTAAAACGCAGCGTGGGCGCGTGTCTGAGGCGCAGGAAGCCTGGGCAAATGTTGTTGATATGCACGGTGGTTGCGCTGGCGTGGTGAGGTCGGTTGATGATGCGCGAATGATGGTAGATCGGCCGGGGGTGTAAATGGGTAGGAGACAGAAGGGGAAACTCGATAAAAACACAGATCCTAGCCCGTATCACGGTCCTATTGAGCGAGTTGATGGAACTAGGCCATATAACCATTATTTATGGCCGTTGCCTGATGACCAATGGTGGGCAAACGGCCAGCTAGGAAACCGGATAGATTCACGGTGGCACTTTTCTGTTGTTGCTCTAAAAGACGGGCGCTATTCGGTAGAGGGCAGCGTTTATAGCATTGAGGACAATGACTATGCCGGTGATCCAGTTGTTTTTCCTACTAGAGAAAAGGCAATCAGAATTTCAGCGGCAAGGATGATTCGGGCTGCTCGATGGTCTCGAAATTGGGATTGGCGCTATGGAGGTCTGAACGGTGAAAAACTCGCAAGTGTTGTTAATTGGGCACGAGAAATCGTAGCTAAAGAAACAGGTAAAGAGAAGCCGAAGCCACGATTTTTTAAAGAGCAACAACGAGAACCACAAAAAACAGGATTGCCGTTATTCGACTTTTATCCCGGAGGCAACTAAATGGCACTAACGCGACAGGAAAAAGACGTTTTTGGTCTGGCTTGCGAGATCCTTGATTGCAACGGCTGCAAGGCCATGGACCACGCAGCAGCCACGCGCGTTCAGTCGTCGGGAAAGCCTGGGCAGCGGCGGACCCCCGTTGTCTGGGCAGTCGATTACCTGGCTTGTTTGCCTAAGCGTACCGAGCTGCGGGCGCTGATCATCCGGGCGCACGTTGGCAAGGATAGCGAGCCATGGACGCGGCAGGAAATTAGAATGTGCGGCGGGGCAATGCGCGGATTTTATCGGCGTTTGCACGATGGGCGGCTGTATTGGCAAGGTGTGCGTTTTTTGGAAATGATGGAGCGTTGAGTAATGGGAACAATCAATTTTGATGAAATAAACGACGCCGCGCTCATGCGGTACCCGTCATTGCTTGAATGCTGGCTACCTGGGGGAAAACTTGACGGGAGAGAATACCGGTGCGGTGATATTTCCGGCGGGACTGGGCGGTCTATGAGCGTAAACACACAGACCGGTAAGTGGTCAGATTTTGCCGGGAGTTTGAGCGGTGGCGATCCGGTCAGCTTATACGCTGCGATTAACAATATTGAGCAGGGGGAAGCCGCCAAGCGACTGTCCGCAGAGTTTGCGCTTGCTCCACCACCTAAACCACAACAGAAAAACAAGAAGAAGGATAAACCGGTGTGGACCGCTCAACCTGTCGCGCCAGAATCAGTACCAGAACCGGACTTTAGACACTGGAAACACGGAAACCCTGTCAAGATCTGGGAATATTACAACCAGGACAGGCAGCGCGTCGGGTATGTCTGCCGGTTTAATCTGCCGCCTGTCGATGGAAATCCAAAAAAGGAAGTCCTGCCGCTATGCTGGGGCAAGTCTGACGGGGGCACGCAGGAATGGCGCTGGCTGTCGTTTCCGAAGCCGCGGCCGCTTTATAACCTGCTATCGGTTGCCAGCTTTCCGGATGATAAAAACATCATCATTGTTGAGGGGGAGAAGTGCGTCGACGCTCTGCAGCCGTTACTGAAAATGCCGGTTGTCAGCTGGCCCGGTGGATCAAAGGCGGTACACCTTGCCGACTGGTCACCGCTTGCCGGGCGTAAGGTTGTTATCTGGCCTGATTTTGATAGTCAATGCTACGGACCAAAACACCAAAAAGCCGGGCAGCTTATGCCATACGAAGAGCAACCAGGCAGAAAAGCAGCGCTAAAAATTGCGGAAATCCTTGTCGGGCTTGGTTGTGAAGTTAAAGTAATCGGCTACCAGCTTGAAGAGTTTCCTGACGGTTACGACTGCGCCGATATGATCGAGGCTGATCTATCAATAAATTCTAAACAAATTATGGCATTTTTAAAACCGCGCATGGAGGAGGCACAGAAACCCGAGCCAGCGCATGACCAATTGCCAGAAGAACCACCAATGCCGACCGAAACGCCGGAGGATTGCGCGGCTGATTATATGCCGAACGGCGAAGAAAACGAGCCGGTAAATATGCCGTTTCAATGCCTTGGCTATGATCGGGGCTGCTATTTTTATTTAAGCAGCAAAACAAAGCAGGTTGTTGAATTGAAGCCAGAAAGCCACGGCGGAAAGTCACTTTTGCAGCTGGCCCCGTTGTCATGGTGGGAGCGTAAATTTCCAGGCAAAAATTCAGCGAACTGGGAGGCGGCAGCAGACGCCCTGATCACGAAATGCAACGAAGCCGGGGTGTTTAACCCGTCCCGCATCCGTGGCCGTGGAGCATGGGAGGATGCCGGGCGGTCTGTGTTGCATGTTGGGGAGCAGCTGGTCGTTAATGGCAGCGCGATAAATATCAACGATTTCGATACGCGCTATATTTATGAGGTAGCGCGGGAGCTTGACCAGAAGATCAGCAATGACAAGCTATCAGGTCGCGAGGCAGCCAAGTTTTCCGATTTGTGCGAGTTGTTAAGCTGGTCAAAGCCTATCAATGCAGCGTTGCTTGCTGGTTGGTGTGTCGTTGCTCCAATCTGCGGGGCTTTGTCGTGGCGTCCTCATATGTGGTTAACAGGTGGGAAGGGCACCGGGAAAACATGGATTCTGGAAAACATCATTAAACCGACCGTCGGAGGGTCAGCGCTGTCTGTTATGTCGAGCACAACAGAAGCAGGGATCCGGCAAACGTTGGGGAATGATGCGCGGCCGGTTGTTTTTGACGAGGCAGAGGGGGAAGACAAAAGCGCGCGCAAGCGAATACAGGCCGTTTTAGAGTTAGCGCGGCAGGCGTCGAGCGAGTCAGCAGCGGCAATATTCAAGGGCACCGCGACAGGGCGTTCAATGGCGTTTCATATCCGGTCGTGCTTTCTGTTCGCGTCTATCGGCGTATCGATCACACAGGATAGTGACGCCAGCCGGATTTCTATTTTGTCATTGGTGCCGAATAGGGATTCTGACCGGTTCGACAAGATACGGCGTGACGTGTTCGGACTGTTAACTCCTGAATACTGCGCAGCGTTGCGGGCGCGGTCTGTTGCCCTGATTCCGCAGATTCGCAAGAATGCCGAGATTTTCGCGCGGGCCGGGGCCGAATACCTTGGAAGCCAGCGGACGGGTGACCAGATCGGGGCGCTATTGGCAGGCTATTATAGTCTGAAGAGATCCGATGAAATCACCCTGGAACGGGCCCGTGAATGGATAGCAGCGCAGGCCAAGGAAGGAGGCTGGGAAGATGTGGCTATGACCGACGGAGACGACACGGACGAGAAGCGGTGCCTTGCTGCAATCCTTGGGCATGTGGTGCGGATTAAAGACCGTGAAGTCACATTGGGCGAGCTTGTCGAGGAATCGCTGGGCTATATTGATGATAAGGACGAATTAAGGCGGGCGGCGATTATTCAAACGGCAGACAAGACGCTAAGGCGCTATGGAATCAGGCCGGAAGAACGCAACCTGCAGAAAGGCTTTATTGTTTCGAATACGTCGGAGCAGATCAAAGCAATATTACAGGGGACCCCGTGGGCGAGTGGTTGGCGTGGATTGTTATTACGGCTTGACCTTGCAGAGAAGACAGAATTTCCTGTCACGTTTTCGCCAGGGGTTAAATCAAGGGGTGTATTTGTTGATCAATTTTCGTTAGGCGATTGCAGTTAATTTTTAGCCGGGTATTCAAGCCCGGCTATTTTTTTATCAAAATCACGCTTTTTTGTAGCAACCGTTCCCGCTTTGTTCCGCTACCGTTCCCGCACAAATCAATGTAATTATTCAAGAATATAGAAACTAGCTACAGAGGAACGGAAAAAGCGGAAAAAGATAGATATATATAATAAGAGACTATATGAGATATGAATATAGATACAGAGCATAAGACACTCCTATATATATATCTATTTTTCTTTAGATTGTTGTAAATATTGTAGCTAATAAGAAATTCATATAATAAATACAGATACTTACAAAACAGCAAAACGGGAACAGTACGGGAACAGTAGCTACAAAATTTCATAACCTATTGAAATAAAACAATAAACACTGTAGCTACAAAGTTTTTAACAAATTGTTAAATTTCCCCTTCCGCTCAGCTGTTCACTATGGCATGCTTTGCGAAACTCTTTCCTGGTCGGAGGATATGATGAAGAAAAGAAGCAGGCACGAATACAAAGCGCAGCGGTGTGTAAGCGAAACCGAGTTCGACTTCAAAACAAGGGCGTCTCAGCTTAACAGTCTTGAACAGATCTTCGGTAACGCTAAAGCGATAGCACGCCGGATGGCGTCAAAGATCCAGATCAACAACGAGACAGGCTGCTGGACATGGATAGGGGCAACAGACGGCCATGGCTACGGGCAGGTAACCGTCGCAGGAAAAAAGATCAAGGCCCACCGTATGGCATGGATGCTTCACAACCTTGAGCCGATAACCAAAGCTGACCACATCTGCCACTCATGCGACAACCCTTCATGCGTCAACCCGGCGCACCTTTTCAAAGCAAACAACGCTGTTAACAAACAGGACGCTGCTGCAAAGTTCAAGATCCTCGGAGGACTTGGACGGCTAAGCGACTGGTCAAAGTTGAAGAAAGAGCAGATCCTTGACATTAGGGCAAGGGTAAACCGTCGGGAAGATCTTACTTCGATAGCGAATAGCTACCTGATAACACCAAGCGATGTTCACGGGATTGCAACGAAAGAAGACTGGCCTTGGCTTATTTAGCGGTTAACAAATTGTTAAAAGTGTTGCAGAGGCTTGACGTCATGTGTAATATGTAGGCTGGAAGTAGTTATAAGCGAGCAGGTCCGACCGCCTGTTCGCGCTACTTCCTTCATCGTTTCATCTCCGACTCTTAAAGCCCCGACGTCATTATCACGTCTGGGCTTTTCTTTTTCTGGACTGCGAACCATGCCCAGCAAACCAAAGCGCCCATGCAATCACCCCGGCTGCCCGAAGCTGACGGATGCGCGGTACTGTGAGGAACACAGACTGCAGCACCAACGAAGCTATGACAAGCAACGGGGAACGCCAAGCAGCCGAGGCTATGACAGCAACTGGTTGAAGGTCAGGAGGCAAGTGCTCAACGATGAGCCATTGTGTCGCAGGTGTTCAGCTGCTGGCGATGTTATGTCAGCCGACTTGGTTCACCACGTTGACCGAAACCCGCGGAACAACGAACGCAGCAACCTTGAGCCGATCTGTCAGCGGCATCATAACATCGAGCACGGAAACGACTGACCAGGGGGGGGGGGAACCGAAAGTTTACAGCCTTCCAACGCTGTACCGACCGCCAGTTTTATTTTTACGGCCGCAACCTGAAACTAAAAAACCCCGGGGGAGTTATGGCAAGCCCGAAGCCAAAACCAACCGCTCTGAAGCTGCTGAATGGAAACCCAGGCAAGCGGGCGCTGAACAAGAGCGAACCAAAACCAAGCGCATCATTGCCGCGGCCGCCGTCCTGGTTGAACACCCGGGCAAAGTCAAAATTCAAGTTGTTGGTTAAACGTATTGAGGGAATGGGGTATGCGTCAGCAAGCCATACTGAAGCACTGGCGCTTTGTGCCTGGCGTCTCGAACAGGTTGAGGCATGTGCAAAGGCGCTTGACGATGCCGGAAGCTTGACCTTTGAAACGATCAACCAGCGCGGGGCAAAAGTCGTTAAGCCGAGGCCTGAAGTTGCTATGCAAGCCGAAGCAGCAAGGCACGCGCAGAGCTTGCTTGCTGAATTTGGCTTGACGCCTTCCAGTGCAACACGTGTTCAGGTTCCTGGTAAGCCAAAGACAAACGCATTTAACGGGATTTGACTCAATGACACACGTTGACGGCGCCAATGCTTATATCACTGGCGTTTTGTCAGGCTTAATTCCAGCTTGTGAGTACATTCAACAGGCTTGCAAACGCCAAGTTGATGACCTTAAACGCCAGGGTACGGACGAATTCCCTTACATTTTCAACCCTGAAATGATCGGTGCTGAAGGAGTCAGCTACTTTCCTGCTGAAAGAATCTGCAATTTGATTGAACTTTTGCCCCATACAAAGGGCAAATGGGCGGCAAAACAGGAGCAAATAAAGCTTGAAAACTGGCAAAAATTCAACCTGACAACGCTTTTTGGTTGGGTTCATATGGAAACCGGGTTGCGCCGCTTCCGTGAAACTTATGAAGAGATCCCGAGGAAGAACGGAAAGTCATTACTGGCCGCCGGTGTTGGCCATTACATGTTTGCCTTTGATGGTGAATATGGAGCTGAGGTTTATTGCGGTGCAACAACGGAAAAGCAAGCTCTTGAAGTTTTCAGGCCGGCCAGGCTTATGGCTAAGCGGTCGCCTGATTATTGTGAAAGCCGCGGCATAACGGTAAACGCCAGTAACCTGACAATCATTGACAACGGTAGCCGCTTTGAACCGCTGATCGGCACTCCTGGTGATGGTGCCAGCCCGTCATGTGCAATTGCTGACGAATATCATGAACACGCAACGGACGAACTTGTCGAAACCATGGAAACAGGCATGGGGGCAAGGGAGCAACCGTTGCTTTTTGTTATCACAACGGCCGGATCAAATATGTCTGGCCCTTGTTATTTAAAGCGTGATTACGCAATCAAGGTACTTGCTGGGACCTTTAAGAACGAACAGCTTTTCGCCCTGATTTACGGAATTGACAAAGACGATGATTGGACAACAGAAGCCGCTTTGCGGAAAGCAAACCCTAATTTTGGTGTTTCTGTTGGTGCTGATTACTTGCGGGCCAGGCAACAAGTTGCCATGCAATCAGCCAGCCGCCAAAACGCATTCAAGACTAAACATTTAAACCAGTGGGTTGGAGCCCGTAACGCATGGATGAACATGCAAGCATGGGCAGCTTCCCCGCCGTGCAAGCCTGAAGAAGAACTTGCCGGCCGTCCGTGCTTCGCGGCCCTTGACCTGGCCAGCAAAATTGACATTGCCGCTTTGGTGCTTTTGTTTCCGCCCGTTTCTGGTGATCCGCTTTGGCACGTTCACACGCGCTTCTATTTGCCTGAGGACATGGTCGAAGAACAGGCCACAACCAACGCTTCGCACTATGACGCATGGGCAAAACAGGGACTTATAACTCTGACACCAGGGGCGGTCATTGACTATGACGAAATAATGGACGACTTACGCGAAATTTCAACGCGTTTTGACGTTCAAGAAGTGCCTTTTGACCCATGGCAAGCCACGCAATTGGCAACAACCATGATGAAAGAAGGCGCACCAATGGTTGAAATTGGCGCCACGGTCAAGAATTTTTCAGAACCAATGAAGCAATTAGAAGCTTTGGTCCTGCAAAAACTGTTGGCACATGGAAATAACCCGGTACTGAACTGGATGGCGTCAAACGTCACCGCGCAAAGAGACAAGAAAGACAACATTTATCCGACCAAGGATTTGCCTGAAAACAAAATTGACGGCGTGGTCGCGCTGATTATGGCATTAGCCAGGGCGATTTTTTACAAGGAAAACAATAACGAGTCAGGAATTTTGATTTTATGAGCATATTTGACATTTTCAGAAAATCCAAAAGCCTGGAAACCGTTGAAGCACGTGACCCGGAAGAAGTTGCAATTGCCAATTCAGGAGCGTACCCGCTTTCATCAGGCAGTTATGGGTCAGAACTTTATGAATGGCTGACCGGTGGGCTATCAGCAGCAGGAGTTTCCGTAAATGAACAAACGGTAATGGGGATTTCATCCGTTTACAGTTGCGTGAACTTGATAGCTGGAGCCATTGCGTCAATGCCGCTGCCTGTTTACCGAAACAACAACGGACAGCGCGAAAAGATCACAACAACGCTGTCAATTATGCTTGGACGCCAACCCAATGAAAACATGACGGCCGCCATATATTGGGAATATGAGCTCACATCATTGCTCTTGAAGGGTGACGCCTTTGGCTTGATAAAACGCAACCGAAATTATGAAGTGACCGGAATTTATCCGCTTCACCCTTCGCGCGTTGAAGTAAAGCACACTGACAAAGGCCAAATGTTCTATTACGTCACTGACGAAGATGACGGGATAAGACGCGGATATGCTCAGGAAGATATCTTGCACATTCCCGGGCCTGGCTTTGATGGCTACCGGGGGAAATCCCAAATAAAGCACGTTCTGACAACGCCAGCGGGTATTGCCATTGCCGCTGATCAGTACAGCGCAAGTTTTTTCAAGAACGGAGCAAAGCCAGACTTTGCCATTGAGATGGAAGGCAAGCCGACAGCTGAACAGGTTGACGAAATGCGCCGGGTTTGGACTGAAAAATATGGTGGTGTTGGAAAGAATCATCTACCTGCCGTCCTGTATGGCGGTTCTAAAATTCATGAGCTGACAATGAATGCCGAAGACGCGCAATTGATTGCAACCCGTCAGTTTCAGGTTGAAGACGTTGCCCGCATTTTTGGTGTCCCGCCGCACATGATAGGCCACACGACAAACACAACGTCATGGGGGTCAGGCGTCGAAAATATGGGCATTGGCTTTGTCAAGTACACGCTTGCGCGTCACCTGACGAAGATCGAGCAGGAATTGAACCGCAAATTATTCCCAACAGGTGAGAACTTCTGCGAGTTCAACACGGCCGGTCTTGAACGTGGTGACTATAAGACAAGGAACGAAGGCTACCGTATCGCCCTTGGCCGAGCTGGTGAGCCGGCATGGATGCGGATAAACGAGGTCAGAAAGCTTGAAAACTTGCCGCCTGACGATGAATTGGAAAAACAGGCACAGGAAACCAGGGCAGCAAAGACACCAACGCAGCCAGCTGAACCGCAACCAGGGGCACCAAAACCGCCACAGCCTTAATAGCAAACCAACCCGCAACGAAGGGCAAAAACAGATGAAACTAAACCCGCTTAGAAACCTATTAGCCGCGAATAAAGGCCGCGGGCTGTTCAAGGCCGAAGCAAACGGCAACGAGGCAACCATGTTTCTTTATGATGTGATTGTTTCAGATGACTACTGGGGCGGAGTGTCCGCGCTGACTTTTGCCAAAGAGCTAGCGTCATTGGACGTTGAAACCGTCCATTTGCGTCTCGATTCGCCGGGCGGTGATGTTTTCGCCAGTGTGGCAATGTCCCAGGCTATGCGCGAGCATAAAGCACAAATAGTTGTTCATGTTGACGGATACGCGGCAAGCGCGGCAACCCAATTGCTGATGGCGGCAGACAAATCAGTCATTAGCCCCGGCGGAATGGTCATGATTCACAAAGCGTGGACTATGGCGGTTGGAAACGCTGACGATATGAAAGCAACTGCCGGGTTGCTGGACAAGATTGACGGCCAGATTGCTGACAGTTATTCCGCAAAAACTGGCATTGATAATGCTGAAATCATTGAAATGATGACGGCTGAAACATGGATGACGGAAACGGAAGCCATTGACAGCGGTTTTGTTGATGCGCTGGCTGAAGGGCACCCTGACAAGCAGAACAAAACAAATTGGGATTTGTCAGCGTATGCAAAACCACCAGTTAACGCCGCCCCGGTTAAATCTCCAGAACCTGAACCGACGCCGGCCGATCCGCCAGCGAATAACAGCAAAAAGGAAGAACACGAAGGCGCCGAAATTGGCGCCTTTTCTATTTCTGACCATTTAAGGCGAAAGCTGAGAATTTCCGAAGGGGCCAACTAGGCACCCGCAAACCCAAACGCCGAAAGGCAAGGAGTTAGAAATGACCAAAATTCAGCAAATGCGGGAGCAACGTTCGGCACTCGCAAAGGCGCTTCACGACCTGTTGGACCAAACTGAAGGCCAGACATGGACGGCTGAAAACCAGGCAACCTATGACGCAAAAATGGCAGAAATTGACGCTCTTGATCAGAAAATCAAGCGCGCAGTTGATGTTCAGGCAAAATCAGCCGAAGACAACACCGAAGGCGTCATTATTGACCTGGCCGACCATCATGCAAAAAAAGGCAACCCGCAAGCAGCATTGTTTGCTAGATGGTTGCGCGGCGGTGACAATGCCCTGAACGCTGAAGAGTGGGCAGCGGTACGCAACACCATGTCAACCACCACCGGAAGTGAAGGCGGCTATACTATCCAAACTGAAGTTGCTTCTACTATTATGGACGCCCTGAAAGCCCTTGGCGGGGTCCGTGCTGTTGCAACCGTTCTACCAACGGCAATGGGTAACCCTATGTCGTTTCCGACCAGTGACGGAACAACTGAAACCGGTGAACAGGTTGACGAAAATGCAACCGCAACAGGTGCGGATCCCGTACTCGGAACCCTGGCGCTGAATACTTACAAATTCAGTTCAAAAATCGTTGCTTGCCCTGTTGAACTGCTGCAAGACAGCACTGTTGATATTGAGGCCTTTATTGCTGGCCGTCAAAACACCAGGATTGCCCGCATTACCAACCAGCGCTTCACAACTGGAACAGGGACCAGCCAGCCACGCGGAGTTGTTACCGCAGCCGGAGCCGGTAAGGTTGGCGCAACCGGTCAAACGCTGACTGTCATTTATGACGATATGGTTGACCTTATTCATTCTGTTGACCCGGCTTACCGTGCCTTGCCTGGTTGCGCATTCATGATGCACGACGATTCATTGAAGGCAATTCGCAAAATGAAGGATGACCAAGGACGGCCGATTTACCTTCCTGGTTATGATGGCCTGGCAGGTGCAATGCCTGAAAGTCTTATGGGGTACCCTATCCAGATCAATCAGGAAATGGCAGTCATGGCCGCAGATGCCAAGTCTATCCTGTTTGGTAACTTTAAATTTTATTACGTCCGCGACGTTGTTGGCAGCGTTGCAATTCACCGTTTCACTGATTCTGCATATGCAAAACTTGGTCAGGTTGGCTTCTTACGTTTCAGCCGCCATGGTGGAAACCTCTTAGACGTTGGTGGTTGCGTCAAGTATTACCAGAACAGCGCGGCTTAATAGAGTGTGACGTTGACAGCGGGGCGGCTATCGTAAGCGCCCCGCAAGCTCTCAATGGAGGCTAAGAGTATGGCAAGAAATACAAAAACAGAATCAGAGGAAAAAACGAAAGTTGCGGAAACCGCTGAAGCTGAAGTTTCGCAACAGGAACCAGAAACTACGCCAGATCCGGAGCAAGAAACTGAAGAAACAAAAACCGTTGAAGTCAGGGTTTTGGTTGATTGCGCTTTTGGAAAATGCGGAAAGTTTGCTGAAATTCCAGAAGAACAACTGGCCGCGGCAAAAGCAAACGGCATGGTCGATGACCACCCCGCAGCGGTGAAGGCCGCCAAAGGCTAAATCATGATTGCAACCGTTACCATACCGCCAGCAGCCGAACCGGTCAGCCTGGACGAAGCCAAAAAGCACCTGCGGGTGACGTTTGCCCATGATGACGACTATATCAGCGGACTGATCAAGGCTGCCAGGCAGGATGCAGAGGCGTATCTGAACGGGGCAATCATGGCCCAGACACTGACCGCCAATATGCAACGCTTCTACGGTCGCTTTCGATTGCCGTCGTCACCGATCCTTGGCATTACGTCGATCAGCTATGTTGACCAAGACGGAAACACTCAGACGGTCGACCCGTCAGTTTACGAGCTTGACGCGGAGTTAAAATCTGTTGGCCTGGCCTATGGTCAAAGCTGGCCTGACACCAGGCCGCAGCATAACGCGGTGACAGTTGTCTTTACTGCCGGGTACGCGACAACTGATGACGTTCCGCAGGCGATCAAGCAGGCGATTCTGTTGCGCGTCGGTGAGCTGTATCTTTCCCGCGACGAATCAAGCCGCGATCAGAGCAAAACACAGCTGACAATGGAGAGGCTTCTTTCTCCGTATCGGGATTATAGATAACAACTCTTAATAAGGAGCTTTAATAATGAAAACCACCTCTGCAGGGACAACCCTGCATGTCATTGCTGGCGATCCAGCCACCTATGACGCAGCGGGTTACGGGACACTGTTCGGCGGCACTGAAAAGCTGGTTGGTGAAATTACCGACTTTGGCGAATTTGGCCGCGAATATGCCACCGTGACCAGCAACGTTATCGCATCGCGCGGAACCCAGAAATATAAGGGGTCGTTTAACGAAGGTCAGATGAGTCTGAGCCTTGAGCTTGATACCGACGATGAAGGGCAGATCTTGATGAAGACGGCCCTTGACTCCGACGATGATTACAGCTTCCAGATCACTCTGCCATCCGGTGACGCCTACTATTTCCAAGCCAAGGTTATGAGCTGGAAAATCGGCGGGCTGTCGAATGATTCGATGATCACCGCAACCTGCAACCTTGAGCTGACCACCAATTCTGCCGGGGTTGGCATTATTGAGGTATTGTCCGCTTAACCATTAACCGGGCAGGGCTCCCCGTTGCTGCTGTCGCCGGAACCGTCACCGGCCTTTGAGGGCTTATGAATATCAATCAACTCAACAGATATGTGCAGGTTCAGCAGCGCAGCTCCACCCTGGACGACTACGGCCAGAAGTCAGCAAGCTGGACAACGATCTGCGACGCCTGGGCAAATATCCGCCCGGTAACGGGGAACGAAAAGCGCCGGAGCGGGTCGGTAGAATCGACCATCAGTCACACTATCGCCATCCATTACAATCCAGACCTAATGCCGCTGATCGACGCCGACGCTTACCGGATTGTGCTTGATGAAGGATATCAACGGGTGTTCGGCATCAAATCGGCTATCGATCTTAAAGAGCAACACCAATGGATTGTTTTTGACTGCGAGGAAGGGTCTCAAAATGGCGACTGAATTTGAGATTACAGGCCTTGCAGAACTTAAGAAACAACTTGAACAGTTGCCATCAAAGATTGAAAAAAACGTTACTCGCGGGGCAATGAGGGCCGGTGCCAAGGTCTTTCAGGAGCGGGCTAAAGAGCTTTGCCCCGTCGGGAAAACACAAGATCTTAAAAACAGCATAAAGATTAAGACGTCGGCCAAGAATGGAAAGATTTCTGCGCGTGTCGTTGCCGGTGACAAGAAAGCCTATTACGTACACATGGTCGAGGGCGGAACCATTGCCCACATGATCAACGCAGGAAGCGGAAAGAGCCTGTTCATTGCTGGATTGTTGCGCCAGATCGTTGACCACCCTGGGGCGAAAAAGCATCCTTTTATGCGTCCGGCATTTGATCAGAAACAACGCGAAGCGCTTGACGCCATGGCGGCATATTTCCGCAAACGCATTCCGAAAGAAATCAAAAAGGCCAGGGCATGACACCTGAACTGATCATAAAAAGCCTGATCAACGTGGCAAGTGTTACGGCATTGGTCGGAGACCGTATGGCGTGCGAATCGCTGCCGCAAAACAGCAGCTATCCGGCAGTGGTCTACTCGGTTATTTCCGACGTTCCGCAATACACGCTGAACGTTAAGGGTGACGCGCAGTATTCACGCGCCCGCATCCAGATCAACCCGATAGCGGCCACCATTCCCGAAGTCAAAGCGGTGCATGCGGCGATCCTTGCGGAGATCAACTGGACGATCAACAAGGACACCGGAGAAAACAGAATATTATCCTGCTGGCTGGATTCAACAGGATCCATCAGCAGAGACGACGAATTAGGCCTGTGGACGCAATCAGCGGACTACATGCTTTTGTATTCACTATAAACACTCTATAAAACGGGGCATATCATGGACATTTCCACTAAATCAGTCAAAGAAACCACCATCGTTTACCTGGACGGCCCGGACGGAGAACCAATGCTTGGAGATGACGGCAAGAAACTGTCGATCACCGTCTACGGTCCCGGCTCAAAGCCATTCCAGAAAGCCCAAGCCGCTAAAAACCGCGCTATTCTTGAGCAGGTCCGCAAGAGAAATAAAAAGGTATCCGATAGTCTTCAGCGCGATATCGACGCCGAGTTCCTGGCTACCTGTACCGAGTCGTTTAACGGCTTCACCTATAAGGATCTGACCGGTAGCGAGATGTTCAAGGCATGCTACGCAGATTATTCAATCGGCTATGTCGCCGACCAGGTCAACAAGGCAGTTGGTGACTGGGCAAATTTTACCAAAGCGTAACTGATGACCTGATTCTCTACGCCAGGCAGCAAGCGTGGCTGGCATCAGTTCCGAGAAATCCTGATTTAAAGAAGAAACAACCGCGCAAAACCCGCGCGGAAAAGATTATCAATAGTGGTGGCTCGCCTCTCCTGCCTGACGTGGGAGAGGCTTTTTATTTGGTCGGATATTGGCGGCAGGCCTGGGCCGTTGGAAGCTCAGAATCTGGCCCTGTTGCTCTTAGCTACCAGGAGCTTGAAACATGGCAGCGGCTTGTCGGGTTGAAGCTTGAACCGTGGGAAAATATCGCCTTGCGGAAGATGTCCGAGGTTTACGTCTCGCAGTGGTTTGACAGCCAAGATCCCGAAGCACCGGCACCTTATGGCGGCACATCAGAGATGATCGACAGGCAAAAGATAGGCCTGAAGATAGGCCGCATTTTATCCAGTAACGCCAAGAAGGGGTAACCATGGCAACATCAGTCGGACAACTCACAATTGAAATGGCCACCAATGTCGCCAGGCTGCAGCAGGACATGGACAAGGCCACCAAGTCTGTGTCCGGGGCCATGCAGAAGATGAAGAAAGCTGCTGTTGCAGCCGGGGTAACTGTCGCTATCGGTAAGATCACCAGCGAAATGATAGAAGCTGGAAAGCAAGCCCTTGACCTTGCCGACAAATACGCAAAAACAGCAAGGGCTATCGGCGTTAGCACTGAAACATTGTCAGCATATAACCACGTAGCCGAACTCTCAGGGGCGACCTTTGAACAACTGACAACTGGCGTTAAGCAGCTGTCGAAGGGGATGCTTGATTACACCAATGACACCGGAGAAGCCAAGGTTGCACTGAATGCCCTTGGCATATCAGCTACGAACTCAACAGGAAGACTGAAGAGTGCTGATGAAGTCATTCTTGAAATTTCCGACAAATTCGCGAACATGCCGGACGGTGTGGAAAAAACCTCGTACGCAATGAAGTTATTCGGAAAGTCTGGCGCGAACCTGATTCCAATGCTTAACGCTGGGACCGCTGGAATTCAAGAGATGAAGGACGAGGCGGCACAACTTGGCCTTGTATTTGACCAGAAAACAGCTGAGGCAGCAGAGCGTGTAAACGATAACTTTACCCGCCTTCATGGTTCGGTTGATGGCCTGTTGATGCGTTTCACAACCAACCTTTTGCCTGATATTGAAAAAATCACAAACGGGCTTGCAGGGGCCGCTAAAAACTCTGGTGAACTCGCTGAAGGAATAGACGCGATAACGACCGCCATCAGTGACGGAATATGGGCGTTTGAAAAAATGTCGGGATTTCTCGACGATATTCAGGCCAAAAATAACAGTGGAATCAGTATCACTGACGCCATGCTGAACAGTAACCAGGTTGGCATGGCCATGAAAACGTGGAAAGCATTTTTCGATTGGCTGCATGAGCAGAGGCAGGCAGAGTCCGACGCATACGGGACGCGCTACCCTATGCCAGAAAGACCACAGGCAACAGAAACAAGTAAGCCGAGAGAATGGACAGCTGAAGAACTCAAACAGATGGCTGATTCAGCCAAGGGGATAAAAGACGTTTGGGGTTCAGCAGACCAGGAGCGCATCGACGCCCACAGCAGAGCCCTTGATATCCTCGTCGAACAGGACCAGGCAGCTTATGACAAAATGGTTCAGAATGGCATCGACTCAGGAAACCAGATAAAAGACAGCTGGTTATCAGCAGCCACAGAAAGCGCGGCGGCTGATGAGAGGGCGAAGGTTTACGAAGAAGCTCAGCAGAAAGACCTGCAAACAGTCATCGACTCTCTCATGTCCGAAGAGGACAAGATCAACGATAGCTATGAAAAACGCCGTGAAATTATCCTGAGCAACGCCCAGATCACAGAAGAACAGCGCACCGCCCTTGAAATGCAGCTGACACAACAGCGCAACCGACAGCTTGACGCTCTGGAAGCAGAACGCGCCTCGATGATCCTTTCCAACAGCTCAGCGCTGTTCGGGTCTATGGCTGAACTGGCAGCGCAGAGCGCCGGGGAACAGAGCGGCATTTATAAGGCCATGTTTGCCGTCAGCAAGGCGTTTGCAATTGCTGATTCAATTATCAAAATTCAGCAGGGGATTGCTAACGCCGCGTCGCTGTCATGGCCTGCAAACCTTGCGGCTATGGCCTCTGTTGCAGCATCAACCGCCAGCATCGTCAGCACTATCAGCTCAACCAATTTCAGCGGAGCTTATGACAACGGAGGCAACATTCCGTCTGGTAGTTGGGGGATCGCCGGTGAATTTGGCCCAGAAATCGTCCGCGGACCGGCCAACGTGACCAGCCGCAAGAGCACCGCTGATCTACTTGGAAATGCGGGCGGGTCGAACGTCACCGTCAACATCACCAACAACGCCGACGGCACCGAAGCCACGGCCACAGAAACCCAGACCAGTGACGGCAAGGTCATCGAGGTTATCATCCAGAAAACCAAGCAGTCGATTGCCCGCGAGTTCCGCGAAGGAGGGGGAATCGTCAATAGGGCCGCTGAAACAGCTTACGGCCTGAAACGAGGGACAGCATGATTAGTCTACCTGATAGCCTGCCGCTACCGACGCAGGATTATAGCCTGACGGTCAACAACAGCGCCATCAGAACGCAGATGGAGTCTGGACGCTTCCGCCAGCGCCGCAGGTTCACCAGCTCGCAGAATGAAATATCGGTGAAATGGGAATTTACCGATGAAGAGTATCAGCTGTTTGAAAGTTTCGTCTTCTATGCCTTAAACGGTGGAACAAGCTGGTTTGAGACTAAGCTGGTTAGCGGTGGCGGAATCGTCACCCACACGGCGCGGATTCAGGACGGCAGCATCAAGGCCAGCTACCGCGAGCATTTCGGCTGGGCGGTGAGCGCGACGCTTGACATTGAGACGGTTAACAGGATGGACGCGCTGACTATTTTTGATCTGACATACGAAACAAGCGCCGACGATTATGTCGATGCGTTAACAAATATCCTTGAATCATACTATACGGAGAACTGGTGATGGCAGATAGCACTTTTGAGGCACTAAATCAGATCCCTGGGCTGGTATCCAGTCTAAATAAAATATTGATTGGCGGTGAAGATGAAAGCGTCACTATCAATGGGACGACAAAACCAACCCTTGCCAATGCAATCAAGGCGGCAACAGAATCGGCTGAATACTATGCTGAAAACGCGTTCTCATATAGCGCATTGGCACAGACATCAAAGGCCGCAGCAGAAACCGCACAAGCTGTCGCCCAAGCGGTCGCTGTAGGTTTGGTTAACGGGGGAATTGTCGGTAAAGCAACGCTTGCAGCTCTTGACGCCGATCTTGCTTATGACGCAGGCATGGTTGGTCTCGTTACTAACGATAGCACAGCAGGCAATAATGGATTTTATCTGAAGTCCGGTGACAGTGGGGCGGGAAGTTGGGTCCAGTCGAGCTATGATCGTGTTTCCGTTGTCGAAGAAGCTACGGCCGCAAATGAAGCAACTATTTCTTTACAGCAGGAACAATTGCTAACATCTAATCGCAATGGCCGGACAGAGCCTTTTAGCACTGACACATTGATCAGCCAGACGGCTGAATATAAGTACACCGCGAACGGTGTTTATTCGGTACGGGTATGGCAAGTTCAGCAGGACATTCTTGCAGATAAAATCATCAACACAATATCGATTCCGGTTGTTCGTGATCTGTTCAACGACACGACATTTACCCAGTCGGTACTGGTCCGCATTGCAAAAAACGATATGTGGATTGTTGAACATACGATTACAGTCGAGGAGCTTTCCGCGTATAATCTGCTGAACAGCGCTAGCGATGCTGACGAATTTGATTATTTCATTGAGTTCCCAGATATCAAATTTTCGGCCGGTGATCGACTGTATGTCGGGTGGCAATGTGGAAGTGACGACCTGATGTCGATGGTCTATGGGCCATCAGTAACGCCAACTGGAGAAGGGACAGAGCGTAAAATATTAAGTACGATAACTGTCGGTGCACTCGAAGTGCTAAGTGATCCGCCTGAGATTACCAATATAACGTCATGGAATATGCGTCTGCGGTCCTACTATCGCCGCTATTCCGTCGATGCGGAAGTCATCGTAAAACAAAACTTAAACAGTCGTTTCCCGAAGAAAATCTATACCATACAGAATGACGCGATTACAGGCTCTAATTTTTCAGGCCGGAGAACTGCAATCCCGTTATTTATCGACCACTGTTTCCATGGTGTAAGTCAGGAATATGACATCAGCTTCGCGGGCTCTGGCGCTGACCATACGGTTTTCTTTTCTCCAGAAGATTCTGACGACGGGGCAACGATTACCCATGATGACACGGAAACATATTCTCATACCGTTGATATTTTTGGTGGCACCTATTTTGATGATACCAGTTTTACGATTGAGCAAAAATCGACTAAGGAAAGTGTTGGAAAGACGACAATGCCGCGCATTCTTTGCATCGGCGATTCCGTGACCAATGGCTATCGTGCAGACATGAACGTTTCTTCCGACGGACCGCAGCCATATTGGGCATGCATCAAAAACGAATTCGAGCGCGCAAAAATAGAAAACGGAGATAACTCGGTGGAACATAATTGTCTTATGCTTGGGCACTATGCGTCACAGAGTTGGTCGCTGACTTATGGCGGCGTTGTTGGTCGTGCGCTACAGGCGTTCGCTGAAGGTTACGGAGGATGGGCGTCACCAGACCATTTGCATTACTCGCGCAACTGGACATCAAATTTCAGTCAGGGTTTCTGGGATCTACTCGGACTTGGCGATGGGAGCGGAACGGACTACGTCGGAAGCAATGAGCAAAAGTACGCTTTTAGTACCACCCCTGAAGGGGCGTTCTCTCCAACAAACACACAGGCATTTATTGATTACATCAACTCTCAGCTTGGTGAATCCGTAACAACCTACGCTGATGCTGTTACAGCCCTGGAAGTAGCGCAAGAGTCACCGGTAAACCCGTTTTACGATAAGGACACCGCAGCAGCAGGAGTATGCGGGTTTTCTCTGAGTAAGTACCTTGAACGCTATAAAACATTATCCAACGATGGGACAACCCGTCTGATTGCAGGAAGCACTGCAGGCAGTGAGGTAACAGATGCAACCGCATGGGACATCTGCTTACCGACACACATTATTTTGCAGCATAGTCACAATGATGGCAACGCCCCCTGGATAGCTGCAAATTACCGGGTCTGGACCGACGCAATAAAAGCAGAATACAGTGCCAACGGTTGGGGATCAGTCAACATTGCCATCAGCATAATTGACCACACAGGGACCTATTTCCCGAGCCGGTACCCTGATTTTGATATCGATTCAGTGGCTCTCTGGAATCACGACTCTGGCCACACAAAATTTTATGACAACTTCGGCAGGGTTCTTGATGAGTTCTGGGTAGATTCTGCCAACGAGGACACAGAGCGGGTGTTTATTTTGCCATCAGGTCATGTTCAACCGACGGCTTGGGCATCGCCGTTTCGTGAAATACCGTTGCCAGGTGCTGACAAAACAGGACTAAATTCGATGATTTATAAAAAAATGAACGGTGGGAGCCCTGATTGGCATCCTAACGGTATCGCGCACAGAGCATGGGGCCTTGAGATGTACGCATGGATAAAATACACATTGAGTCTGTAACGGTGAATTATGAACAGCGCCCTTGAAGACGCCATAAAAGAGGCATACGCATGCGCCCCGTCAAACGATGTCATTATTGAAACACTGGAAATTTCCCACCCGTCCGTGGGTGGGAGTCTCTACCTCGTTAGCCAGCGCGAAGAGATCATGGCAAAGCTTGAGACAAGCGAGACGGTGACCTTTGAACCGACCGGCTTTAAATTCACCCTGCCAGCAGCCGGAGAAAATGGAAGGCAGGATCTGGAACTATCAATCGATAACGTTGACCGCAGGATTTCCGAGTTTATCAACCTGGCCAAGGACTACCCTGGCCAGCCTGTGACGGTGGTCTACCGGCCATATCTGAGCAGCGACCTGTCAGCACCGCAGATGTCGCCGCCCCTGACCCTGACACTGCGCGATATCAGCATCACCGTTTTTCAGGTGTCTGGACGTGCAACCTTCGCAGATCTGATCAACCTGAAATTTCCATCAGACTACTACACCAGAAAGCGCTTTCCTGGATTGGGGGGATAACATGCAGCACTGGGCTATGCAGTACATCGGCAAGCCGTGGCAGCTGGGCGCGCGTGGCCCTGATTATTTCGATTGCTGGGGGCTGGTCTGGTGGTGTTATCGCCAGCATTACGGCATCGACCTGCCGGTTTATCCTGGCGTTGATATCCACAATATCCGCCTGCTTACCCGCTTGGTCACAGCGGCGTCAGAAGAACCGGAGTGGACACGCATTACCAAGCCTGCTGACGGCTGTGTTGTGGCGTTAAGCCAAAACATGAAGCACCTGCACCACGTCGGGCTCTACCTGGCCATTGACCGTGGGATTGTCCTGCACGCTACCGACATGGGTAAGGTACTTGCTCAGCCTCTGGCTGATCTGCGCCGCAACGGATGGAGCCGCATCGAATTTTACCAGCATAAGGAACTGTCATGCCTGCAATCATCACCGAAACAACCAACCCGTTTAACCCACAGCAGGACGTTCAGCGGCATATTGTCGAGGATTGTGGCAGTCTGCTTGATTGGCTTGATCAGCGCTTTGGCGGGTTCACCGAGTTTTCCCGCCCGACTATCTGTATTGTCAACGGTGAACCGCTGCTGCGTCAGGATTGGGGTTATCAGTTGCGTGATGGGGATATCGTTGCTTTTGTGGCGTTGGCTCCTGGTGCGTCAGGCCTCGTTATTCTCAAGGTCATTTACTGGATTGCTGTTGTCGCCATGGCCGCCTATGCGGTTTATATGGCCAGCAACATTCCCAAGCCGAACAGCAACACCAAAGAGCAGGACAGCATTTACAGCCTGACCGGGCAGAGCAATAAACTGAAGCTGGCCGAGCCAATTGAAGTTCCTTATGGTCGGGTGCGCATGTGGCCAAGCTACGCAGCGGCCAGCTACAACAAATTTGAGGATGACGACCAGATCCTCTATTCATTGTTCTGCCTGGGGCAGGGTGAATACGACATCGAAGCGATTCAGGTTGAGGACACCGACATCTCAAATTTTGATGATGTCGAATACGAGGTTATCCCGCCCGGCGGATCAATGAGCCTGTTTGCTGATAACGTTGTGACCAGTACCGAGGTCTCTTATATTGAGTTGTTCGGCCCTAACGAAGACGACTATGAAGGCTGGACCGGTGGGTTTATCGTCAATGGCGCAGGAACACAGGCAACCCGCCTTGAGGTCGATGTGGTCCTTCCTTACGGGCTCTACAACACATCAAGCGACGGCGATCTGAAGAACTACACGGTCACCGCAGAATTTGAATACCGCACCGTCGATGATAATGGCGATGCAACAGGCGAATGGGCAACACTGGTCAGTTTCAGTAAAACCATGAAAACCATAAACGCCAAGCGCTACACCCTGGGGCTCGATGTCCCTGCAGGCCGTTATGAGGTCCGCGCCCACCGCACCAACAACGCCAGCGACAGTTCAAAGGTCGGCGATACGGTACAATGGGCTTATGCCAGGGCGATCTTGCCAAGCACCGTTGACTATGGCGATGTGACCCTGCTGGCCGTCAAGGCCAAAGCTTCTAACAACCTGAACGATAACGCCGCCAAACAGTTCAACGTGATTGCAACCCGTAAACTGCCGGTCTGGTCACCGGAAACAGGATGGAGTGCCCCGATAGCAACCCGTTCGATTGTCTGGGCGTTCTGCGACCTGTTCCGCGCCGATTATGGCGGCAATCTGGCTGATAGCTATCTCGATCTTGATGCACTCTATGATCTTGACCAGGTCTACACCGGCCTCGACGAACACTGTGATTATGTTATTGATCAGAAAAGCACGGTCTGGGCTGCGGCCACGACCATTGCGCTGTCTCTTATACACATCTCCGAGCCCACGAGACCGTACTAGA